TCATTTATTGAATATATGAAGACTAAAGGTGATGCTCACTATTTAGAGAAACAACCTCAGTGGTTGTTAGAAGTTGTTCCCAATTCAACAGTGAAGCGTGAGTTTGGAATACATAGATCCGCACTAAAAATAATCAACTACTTACATACTTGCTTAAAGTCTTATTCAGAAGATGTTATATATTCTGAAAAAGATGACGAAGGTAACACTATTAAAGAAGTGTATGGTATGAGTAAGATATTTGATCCGATGTTACTAGAAGAAATTATACAATATAATGAAGAAGGTAACTTTGACCGTATAGTAGCAGCAGAGTTGGCAATTGCTCAAGCAATGAAAATGGACCCTATATTGGGGCGAGTTGGAGGTTCAAGTGATGAAAGAGTAAAGTCATTATACAGTAAAAAGAAGAGTAATAAGTTGTTTGCCAACTCAGGTAATATGTTTAAAACTAGAAAAAATAAATTGTTCACATAATGGCAATAATCAGGTATACAAAAGACGCAACTATACGATACGCCTATCTTAACATTTTTCCTGATCAATTTAAGACAGAGAAAGAAAAGAAGGATGAGAGTTGGATTAAGAATACGATGGATTACTTCGCAAATAAATCGTATGCGGAGTACATGAAGAATCGTGACACATTTGTGAAGAATTACGACTTGGTCAAAGGAATTCTTAGAATGGAAGATTTCTATCAAGAGCCAGAAGTAAAATCTTTCACAGATATGTTAATGGCTGATTTAGAACTTCCATCATATGTGAAGCACTATTCAATTGTCACAACACCTATAAACAATCTTGTAGGTGAGATATCTAAACGTCCAGATACATTCCGTGTAAAAGCGTTTGATGATGATAGTCAATCTGAAGAGTTACAATTTAAGACAGAAATACTACAAAAGTTTGTAATTACTCAAGCTAAAAAAAGCATCATGGAAAAAATGGCTATGCAAGGCCAAGAGATCGATGATGAGCAATTGGAGCAACTTACTATGGAGCAAGTGAAGGATCAATTAGATTCTTACACATCAGTTGCTGAAAAGTGGGCAAATCATATTCTAACATGTCAAAAAGCAGAGTTCAATCTAAAAGAAAAATCAGAAGATGCATTTAGGGATCTTCTTATTTCTGCAAGAGAGTACTATCATGTTTATGAAGACAACTCTAAGTTAGGTTTTAATATAGAAGTTGCGAATCCTAAGAATACATGGTTCTTAACTACACCTGATAGAAAATACGTTTCTGATCCAACTGGAAGAAACCAAGGAGCGTATGCTGCTGGTACTGTTCAAGTTATGGAACTTTCTGAAATAATTGAATCTATTCCAGATCTTACAAAAGAAGAAATTGATCACTTGAGATCATCTCTTCAAGACTATGGATTGATTAATACAAGAGAGTCTAATCTTGGAAATCCAGAAGCTACACCTGGCACTGATTCAATTATATATGACACCTTTGATCCATTGGTGTTACAGACAAGAATGATGATCGAGTCTGAAATAAAAGAAAACAATGATGGTTTGAAAGACTTCTTGGGTCTTACATCAAACGTTTCTTCTTTTGGATATAAATATGTAGTGGTGAGATCATATTGGGCATCAAAGAGAAAGATTGGAAAACTCATTTACATTGATGAAATGGGTAATGAGCAAACTACACTTGTTGATGAGAATTATATTTCTAAATCTATACCTACACAAATATCATTAGAGTGGGGATGGATTAACCAATGGTATCAAGGTATTAAAATTGGTCCAGATATATATCATGTAAAGCCATTAAAGATACTTAGTTACTGTCCAATAATTGGTATAGTGCATGAGTTGAAAAATACAGAAGCGAAGTCATTGGTAGATTTGATGAAACCTTTTCAGACTCTATATAATATTTGTATGAATCAATTATACAAACTTTTAGAGAAGGAGATTGGTAATGTTGCCTCTGTTAATATTAGAAGAGTTCCTAGATTAAAAGATGGTGATGAGCAAGATTCACTTGATATCTGGGAAATGGAAGCTAGGGAACGAGGTATTATTTTTGATGACGATAGTCCAGAAAATACCAAAGCTCCTGTATCAAATACATCTGTTGCAAGAAATATTGATTTGACTAGAACAAGTGAGATTCAATCTAGATATAATCTTGCATTACAGTTAAAGAATGAGTGTTGGGAATTGATAGGTTTGTCTAGACAGCGTTTAGGAAGCATACAGGCTAGTGAAACTGCTACAGCTACAAATACAGCCATGTCTCAATCGTACGCTCAGACAGAACCCTTATTCGTTGCTCATGAATATGTTCAAGGACAGTTGTATCAGGCTATTTTAGATGCTGCTCAGTACGTAGAAAGTTCTAAACCTCTGTCTACACTATCTTATATTACAAATGAAGGAGAAGCTGCATTTGTGCAGGTTAATGGGAACGATTTAAAACTTCGTGATCTCAAGGTGTTTCCAACAAATCGTCCCGAAGACACTCAAATGTTTAACGAGCTTCGTCAACTTTCTCAAGCAGTTATTCAGAATGGTGGTACGCTTTACGATATTATTGAATTGTATTCTACTAAGTCTATGAGAGAAATGAAGAAAACCTTCAAAGATCTTAGAGATCGTCAGATGCAATTACAAGATCAACAACAAAAAATGCAAGAACAGCAGCTTGAACAACAGAAGCAACTTGCTGAAGCACAGATGCAAGAAGCTCGTCAACAAAAACAGGAGGATATAGCTAATGAAAACTATCAAAATGAACTTGATAGATTGAATAAGAAAGAAGTTGCTGTAATAAATGCTCTTGGAAGAAATGAGAATGCTGGTGCTGACAACGATCAATCTGGAACTGCTGATATATTAGAGATGACAAATCTATCTATGCAACAAAATAAAGCTGCTCAAGATTATCAAATGAAGATGCAAGACATACAATCTAAAAATACACAAGCTATGCAAAAGCTTGAAATTGAAAAAGAGAAGTTGAAAGTTACTAGAGAAAACATGGCAAATGATCTAGCTGTAGCAAAAGAAAATGCAAAAGGAAGGAATAAAAATTCATCAAAATAAGTAGTATATAAACATAATGCTATATTATATAAAAAAATTATACTATTTTAATTATTAATCTTTGATTCGTTCATAATCGATTTTATATTTATATCATATAAACCAATAACATAATTAACTACGTATGGCAGATAACCTAGATACTCCATCATTTGGAAACTTCGGAATTGAAGAAACACTTGGAATGGGAGCTGGTAATGCAGAATTGTTAAATGATTTATTTTCTCCAGAAACTTCAACAGAAGACCCTGATAAAGTAGAACCAATTATAAAAACAGCTGAAGAACCAAAGCCTATTACCAAACCTGATGTTCCGAAAGGAAAAGAAGTTGTTCAAAAGTTAGATGGTGAGGAAGATGCTCCACAAGACTTTATTAGTAATTTCTTAGGAGACAATCAAGAAGAAGAGGAGGAGGAAGAAGAAGACAGTCCTCAACCAAATAAAACTAAACCAGTTCCTAAAGCTGAAGATGGTCAAGATGATGAAAATGAAGATCCATCACCATTTACAGCTTTATCAAGAGATCTATTCAAACTTGGTGTTTTCACACAAGATGAGAATGATGAAGAATCTCAAATTGAGTCACCAGAACAATTTCTTGAAAGATTCAATGCTGAAAAGAAAAAAGGTGCTGTTGAGATTGTTGACAATTTCATTGGTCAATTTGGAGAAGATTACCAAAAAGCGTTTGATGCCATATTTGTAAAAGGAGTTAATCCTAAAGATTATTTTGGTTCATATAACAATGTGGTTTCTTTTGCTGAAATGGATCTATCCAATGAAGAAAACCAAGTTAAGGTAATTAAAAAAGCATTAGCAGATCAAGGATTTGATGATGAGGATATAGTTACAGAGGTTGAGAGATTAAGAAACTACGGTGATTTAGAATCGGTGTCAAGTAGACATCATAAAGTGTTGGTGAAGAAAGAGGCAGCTAAATTGAGCCAAATGGAACAACAAGCTGAACAACAACTTCAACAAAAAACAATGGTTCGAAATCAATATATACAAAACGTTCAGTCTGTAATACAAGATAGATTGAAAACAAAGGAGTTTGATGGGATTCCATTAAACCCAAAATTGGCAACAGAACTACAAGACTTCCTTTTGGTAGACAAGTACAAAACTTCGTCTGGAGAAACTTTGACGGATTTTGATAAAACTATCCTGGAGTTAAAAAGACCTGAGAATCACGCTATGAAAGTTAAAGTGGGACTTCTTCTCAAAATTCTAGAAAAAGATCCAACCTTATCTACCATTCAAAAAACAGGTGTGAGTAAAAAATCAAACCAGTTATTTGAGGAAGTTGCGAGACAGACTAATAGAAAATCTGGATCTGGAACCAATCCTGGAAAAGCGAACTCATGGTTCTTATAAATTAACTAACAAAAGTAAAAAACAATGGCAATTCAAACAATCCCAGGTTTAACTGGCTTTACCTACGCTCGTGTAGCGTCTATGGACAAACGTGCTGTAGGTAAATTAACAGACTCAAATCACTTGGAATCGTTTCACTCCACTGAACCTGCTGATTATGACAAGAAGATCATCTCTTTGTACACTCAGAGTTCATTGTACAGTAACGATTTCCTTGACATGATTAACAAGTCCACTCCATACTACATCGACAATAATAGCGATTCTTGGAAGTGGGAAGTTCAAGTACCTTATAAATTCCCTAAACTTATTGACATTCCTAGCACAACTGCTGAAATGAGCAAGCCAGGTATCGATGGTCAGGAATTCCAAGCTGTGTTGGATACTAACGAATTCTCTAAGAACGCAATCGTTTCTGTAGGTTCTCGTCAGTATGGTCCAAGATGGTATGTTGTGAAAGATCCTATGCCTTGGAATGCTGGATTCTTGTACACTTTCACATTGGTTTCTGATAATCCAATCATGGATTTCGTAAGTTCAACGTTCCTTCAAATTGGTCTTGAGCTTGAATTGGTTGATGCTGCAATTGGTGAATTTGATCAGGATTTGCTTGGTCTACCAAGACTTGGTGAAAAGATCACAATGTTCGAATCTCTTGGTTCTGGATATGGATTTGAGCATAAGATCACTGCATGGGCTGATGATAAAACAATGAGAGATGCTTCTGGCAAACCTCTTGATATTTTAGTGTACGCTCCTCAAAGACGAAATCAACTACCATTAACTCGTAACGATGTTAAATGGGAACCGTTCGTAGAATTCATGCTTAGAAAAGCTATGCTTGAGTTGAAGGTGAAGCGTATGATCTGGTCTAAGCCAGGCACTGTAAAAACTAATGGTTCTAAGCAAGAATTGAAACGTGTATCTGCTGGTGTTTATCACAGAATGCGTAACAATGGTAACTTGGTTCAATATAATCGTGGTGAGTTTTCTGCAAACTTGATTCGTTCAGTATTTGGAGACTTGTTCTACAGACGTGTGGATGTTAAAGATAGACGTGTTAAAATGTACACTAACGAAGCAGGCTTTGATGTATTCCAGCAGGCTTTGAAAAATGATGCATTGAATTCAGGTCTTACTTTTATGGCTGATTCTGGAAACAGATATATGCAAGGTGAAGGTCAGCATATCACTTATAACTTTGCATTTGATGCAATGGTTACTCGTGAAACTGGTCGTGTAGAATTGATTCACTTGAAAGAGCTCGATCTTCCTCAGTCTAACCTAGAATTTGGTCAGAATAAGAAGTCTACTCCTGTGTTCATGGTGTTTGACGTTTCTCCAATGTCAGATGGGTCGATGATTAATAACATGCGTGAAGTGAGAATGAAAGGAGCTCCTTCTATGACATGGGGTTACATTGATGGACGTAGACATCATCTTGGCTTTGCTAAGTCTCAGGGTATGTCTTCTGCTAACAAATTCCCAGGTTATGAAATCTGGATGCAAGACAGATGTGATGTATTCATCGAAGATTTGTCAAGAACTGTTCTTATCGAAGAAATTCCACAGTTCTAATAAAGGAACTCTCCCTCAAAACGAGGGAGACTTTCTTTAAACAGAGTGTAGGTCAGTGAACCTAGTCATTTGATTGACACACTCTGCACATAAACCAATAATGATCAATTAACTACGTATGGGTAAATTTGGAAAAATCTCCACAATCAAGAAGGAGTATAATAGTGCTGGAATGCAGACAATGCAAGGCGGATTATCACAGAGAGGACTTACAAGAATTCCAGGAACTGGAGTTTTTAAATATCCTTATAAAGAACTTGACGGTAAATATAGAACAGGATTAGATCCTGATGCTGCTTACATTAAAAGAATTGCAGATCCTACAGAGCGTGAAATTGAAATGGATCGTGTAAAGAATTTGCGAACAAAACTTGAAGATATGTTAGGAGGATTAGATCTTGGTCCACGAGCTGCTTTCTGGAACTACAGCATGTCAAGATCAGCTGATGATAATAATCATATACAACCTGTAAAACTTCTTGATGGTGATAACTACTTCGATTTAACTATTCCATATCAGGAATTAGCATTTTCATGGTTGAGAGTTCATCCTACAATTGCAAGCTCTTATCAAGCTTGGGAAAGGGGTGACTTCCCAGCAGACATACAATTTTATGTTGTTGACGATGATATTGAAAATGCAGTTATATTCAAGAAGAAGCAAATGATCAATAAGGCAATTGCCAAATTTGATTCAATGACTCCTGAGAAGAAGCGAAAGGTTGCAAGACTGTTAGGATTACCAGTGACAGAAGATTCCAAAGAAGAATTTGTTTACAACCAAGTAGATAATGTTCTTAAACAGACTGAATTCAAATCAGGTAAATATCAAGGGTTATCAACCATTGAAGTGTTTACAAGATTTGCAGACATGAAGGAAAATTTACTCCATATTAAAGATTTGATCAAACAAGCTATTTTACACTCAGTCTACAGAGTTAAAAACAGTGGACGTATTTATGAAGGTGAATATGAAATAGCTACTGATGAAGATGAGTTGTTAAAATTCCTTGCTGATGATGAAAATCAGGATGAGTTGTTAACACTTGAAGGAAAGTTAAAGACTAAAAAACTTGCAGCTGTATGATTCTAGTAGATAGTTTGTTATATAAGATTGATCAAAAACTAAATAAACTATCAACAAACGAGCATCAACAAATTCAGCTTGAGGATAAAATACTTGCGCTCAACGAAGCACAAATTAAGCTTATCAAGCAAAAGGTTGACGGATTTAGTGTTGTTAGTGGATTAGGTATGGATTCTTTTAAAAAGCGTTATGAGGACTTACAAAGACTTGTGATTAGCTATGAAAAAGGTAAATTGCCACTATCCATTAAAAACAAAGAATTAAATCAATGGTCAACTAAGCTTGATGAGCTTACTCCAACTTATATGTTTTATATTGACAGCTATGTGTTAGCTGATAAAGGTATATGTAAGGATAGGAAAATTTGGATAAATAAAGATTTAGCAAAGCATGGTGATTTACAATTGTTATTGAATAACGATCACTATAAACCATCCTTTGAATATCAAGAAACATTTAATTTTATCTCTTCGGATGAAATTAGTATATTCACAGACGGGACATTTACTCCTAATGATATATACATTTCTTACATGAGATACCCAATATACATTGATAAGGAAGGTTATGAAAAGTTTAATGGTGAAATGTCTACAGATGTTAATTGTGAACTTGAGACCTATCTGGAAGATGAGTTAGTTGATTTAACCGTCCAGAATCTTGCAATGTACACAGAGAATGCATCTGCGGTACAGAGTGCCCAGTTCAGAATACAAACAAATGAATAATTAATTAAAACAAAAACAAAAAATGGCTGATTTCTCATTAACCACCCTTTTTGTAGTTCCAGTAGGGCAAACTGCGCTCCCTAGCTCTGGTTCTACACAGGATCTAACTGCTGGTCAAGTTGGTTTCTTCAAAAACGATTATAGTGTTGGTACAGCTGGCAATATTGCTGCTGCTCCATACTTCTATGTAGCTCAAGGTAGAGCAAACACCTACCTACAAGGCTCTAAGCGTTCTGATAAGATCAAAGGTTGTCCATCAGGTGCTGGTTGTAATTCGAACGTAACTGAATGGTACAAAGTATCAGGTTGCGGAACTCCAGCTGTACAAATCACTGACATTAGTGGGTGGAGTGTACAATGTGGAGATGTTGTAACTCTAACTCTTAGAGGACACTCTAGTTATCTTGATACATTGTATTTCAATGGATTTACAAGATCTGTAACAGTACAAGCTCCTTGCTGTGACTGCGGTGCTGATCCTTGTACTGATGTTGATGTTCCTGCATTGATTGATCAATTTATTGCTAAATTGAATCAGGAAGGTCCAGGTATCAATCCTGATAATATTACATTCAGTGACTTCTACACATTCGAAAGAGTTGGTAATGATGCTTCAGCTGTTCTTAGAATTTCTGGTAAAACTCTTACTAAGTATGGTCAGCCTTGTGATATTGCTGCATTCCCTTGGGAATATGATAGAATGTGGTTCCGTGCATTTGTTTATCAAGGTCCTGCTACAACTGTTGATTTTATTGTTGCTGACAATTGTGATATTGTTGCAACTGCAAATGTTGTTCAGAGATCTTCTTATCCAACTGGAACTGCTGAAGAAATTGCTCAACTTGAGAAGAACTTCTACAGCTATCAGGCTGGTTATTTGAAGCACTTGTATAGAATGAATGGTTACAATGGTAACTTCGAGACTTATGTTTCTGAAGGTGTCATTTACGATACATACTATATCAAATTCAACGAGATTGATAAGTCTGCTTATCAGTGGGGTGATTATATCCATGAGGATAACATGGTAATCATTGCTGTTCCTAATGCTGACACTGTTGGTAATGCTGGAATTGCTGCTGCTACTGAAGCGGTACTTGTTGCTGGGTTAGGAGCTGTAGTTGATAATAATGCTTGCATTACTACCACAACTACTACTTCATCTGCTCCAGCAAGCACTACTACTACTACATCAACATTGATTCCTTAATAGTAGGTACTAAATAAATTTCAATAACCTATGCCAGAGGGTGAGAGGATTAATTCTCAAAATCCTCTGGCATTTTCTATAATGTGATATGCCAGATCTAAAACTTGATATACTAGTAATCCCTACATATGATACACTCACTCTTGGAATTGCTGATGCTTCAACGTATCCAACTGATCCACCAACTGTATCATCACCTATTATTGAAATTACTGTTCCTAATTTTGGTATAGTTAGTTTACCATTCAATGTTAATGAGCTGAATGTATTCTCATCATCAAGTTTGGGAATTACTCCAATTGGTACAAACGATCCTATTCCTGATGGTATTTATTATTTAAAATACACGGTGGACCCAGCTGAAGTTAATTTTGTCAACAAGACTACAATGCGTGTAGATAGACTTCAACAGAAGTTTGATGAGGCATTTATGAAGCTTGATATGATGGAATGTGACAGAGCTATCAAAACTCAAGCAAAAGTTGAACTCACCACTGTATCGTTTTTTATAAATGGTGCATTAGCTGCTGCAAATAATTGTGCAATAGTTGAAGCAAATAAATTGTATCTTCAAGCTGATAAAATGTTAAACAACTTCATTAGAGCTAATTGTGGATGTTCTGGAAACAATTATGCTACAGTGACAACTTATTATTGATATGGCTAATTGTAGAAGATGTAAAGCCAACGTAGGATGTGGTTGCAATTTGAAAGAGGGACTCTGTTCATATTGCGTTGCCCAAGACAAAAAACATTTAATTGTAAATCCGAAAACTTCTGATGACGATGTTGTATCCAAGATTGACTAATTGCATAAACTGCTCTGATATTCCCACACTACTTCAAGATATTGAATGTAAAATTACAGAGGTTGCTAAAGATCTCTACAACAACACTGTGTTTTCATTAAATCAACCTATACCATTTGCAACAATGGTAGATTTATTGAACTATAGAAGGATATTAAAATATAAATATTGTAACCCAGACTATGCTAAAGCATTCACCGTTGACATGATTGCAAGCAAAGTTAAACTTCTAAAATATAAATAAATGGCTTGTTCAAACTGCTTCAATGGATGTACTGATATTACATCTGATCAATGTGTAAGATATACAGGTATTGATATTCCTGGCCTAGGAATAGTAACAGGTGACTCTCTTGCTAGTGTTGAGTTGCAAATTTCAACATATATTCTTAGCATCATTAGTGGTGAAGGTATAATTCCTACAATTGATCCAGAAGATCTTTGTCCTTTAGTAAGTTTATTTCTTCCAGAGTCTGGAGATATAACATTGAATGATGTTATTTCAGCATTAATTCAATCAATTTGCAATCAGAAGATTATTACTGACTCACTCACTACAACTATAAATGTCCTAAATGCAGATTATGATATAGGATGTCTTCAAGGTGTAACAGTTTCTTCTGATACACATGATATACTTCAAGCTGCAATTACAAAGTTATGTGAGACAGATACAGCTCTTACAGCTTTCATTCTTGATGTTACTACAAATTATGTTCAATTAGCTGATTTAAATAATTTAATTCAAGCCTACTTAGATAGCATATCTACAGCAAATCTACAGAAGACTAAAATGGTTCCTTATGTTGCCTATGAGTATTATGGCTCTTTGGATAATTTCAGTATTTCTGGTGTAGGAACAGGTGGATTTATAGATGTTTTTTTATGTAATGGAGAAAATGGAACACCAGACAAAAGAGGTAGAGTTGCTGTAGGTGTTACAACTGGTGTAGGTGGTGGAGCAATGAGTGTGGTTGTTGATCCATCTGTATCAGGTAATCCAACATATTTAGTAAATACATTACAAGGTTTGAATAATGTAGTTCTTACAGAAAATCAAATTCCTTCACATACGCACATAGCAACAGCAACTTCAACAGCTGATCCACATTCACACTTCATTGCTAGAAATGCTCCACAAAATGGAGATATAACTTCTTCAGGTACTCTTGATAGTTTTAGTGATAGTGGTGATAATACTTATAAATATAATCTTAAACAAGTAATTAGTGGAGTGGCAAATCTTGGATTGACTAGTCTACAAACTGTAGCAGTGTCAACAAGTGTTACTGTAACTCCTACTGGAACAGGATTAGGTCACAACAATATTCAACCATCAATAGGTGCTTATTACATAATGTATATCCCATAAAATATACAGATTGACATAAGTGATTTAAACTCTTACAATAAACAGTCTATGTATATTTACATTGTTCTTACTTCAGTTGGTGATGATGCTGGTCCGTTTAATCTGTATTCAGATGTAGATGGTTATGTTTCTGCATTTTCAAGTAATGTTAGTAAAGCAACTTTGGAAGCTGGATATTCAGTAGAAGTTGCAGATGGTACAACTATTATAAGAATAGTTAGCACTGGAGTATGTAACGGTACGTATTATGATTTTTCTGTTACTGGAGGACCACCACCTTCAACTACTACTACTACAACACTAAATCTTTATGAAAATTATTGGTATTATGGGAAATACAACTTACCAGGAGGAGTTGTTCCTATTCCTACAGAGTTTGATATTGATGTTCTCACAGGAACATTAGTAACTCTTTCACATCCATCTTTACCAATCTCAATCCCATTCAATTCAGCAAATGATGATTTCTTGTGGTTTGCTACTCCAGTTTCTTCTGGTTTAAAATTGCAATGGTATATTGATATCTTGAATCAAGGTGAGATTGGAGGAGCAGTTTCTAGATTTGGAAATTTATTTCCAGACCCAGTTTTAGTAACTTATAATGGTGTACTAATGAATCTTTACATTAGTAATTATAGAACAAATCTATCAACAATAACCATAAGCTAATGGCTGTAAATAATTTCAATGATAACATTAGAGTAAATGCAAATAAGCCTTTAGATTTTAAATTTGGGCCATTTGATGACATTGCTCAAGCAAATTCATTAATACCTATTGCACAAAGGTATCATGGTTTGATATTTGGTATTTATACTCAGCCATTAGATGTTGCTATTAGTGATATTGATTATTTTTATTACTATGATGGATTAACAGATGTTGATTACAAGCCTTTTGATGGACAAATAATATCAGGCACTACAAATTATGTTTCCAAGTTTAATGTAACTGGTGACAACCTAGAAAACTCTCAAATATTTGATAACAATACTAGCGTAGGGATTGGTACAATCAGCCCTACAGAAAAACTAGATGTAAACGGTAACATAAAAGCTGACGGTCAGATTTATTCTCCTGCAAACGCTAAAGGAAATAGTGGTGCAGCTACGGTTGCATTTAATTGGAATGAAGGAAATATACAAACTGTAACTATGACTGGAAATGCTACATTTACCTTTAGTAATCCACAGTCTGGTGCTTCTTATCAAATAATCATTACGCAAGATGTTACAGGAGGAAGAACAATTACTTGGCCTACAATTAAGTGGGAAGGTGGATCTGCTCCTTCATTAACAGGAACAGCAAATAGTAGAGACATTGTAACATTGACCTATGATGGGTCAAGTTATTATGGAGTTATAGCTAAAAACTTTGCATAATCATGAGCATAATACCATTTTCATATTGGAAGAATCATTTCACTTATGAGTACCTACCATCAGCTGACTATCCTACCTATGGCTGGTCATTTTGGAAACGTAATCCAGACTACACAGGTGCTTGCATTAGAGTGAGAAGAAGCTCAGACAATACTGAACAAGATATTGGGTTTGGCTCTAATAACTATCTTGATGTTGCTGCCATGCAATCTTTTGTAGGCGCAGGAACTGGATGGCTTGTCACATGGTATGCTCAATTTGGAAGCATAAACCTTAGTAACATATTTTCAGGTAACACTGGGTATATGCCTAGGTTAATTATATCTGGAACTCTACAGACTTTTTCAAATGGTGTTGCGTGTATTCCATTTGGAAATGGAACAATTGAAGGGTACACAAACTTAGGTGGGGGTAGTGGAACAAATATGATGACCAGATACACATCCACAATTTTTTGGTCAGAAGAAAACACAGCTTCTGTTGCAAATCAACTTGCTGGTTTTACTAATAACAATGGGTTATTTGCATTTAGAGATTCTGTTTCAGGAAATTTAACTAGAGTTTATTTTGATGTAGGTGTTACTGAAAACTATTTCATAAACACATCGAAAGAACTTGAAGGTTATAATAACTTCACTAGCTGTTATCCTCCTGATTTATACCAAGCTGCAAATTACAGAGCTAGTATTGAAGGCCACAAGCTGTTTGCTATGCGTGGTGTAGGATACGATACTTCTTTAGGTACTGGCTTTGTTTTAGGTGGACGATGGGACAACTCAACTACATACTCTAGAATCAAAATGAATGAGTGTTTGATTTACAACAACCAAACACTTTCAGAAGCTAAAGTTAAAGAAGTACAGAATGTTTTAAATGCTTCTCAAAATTGTTATGACTTAAATGATGTCACAGACAATTTAGTATTGTGGTATGATGCAGGTAATACGTCTTCTTACCCAGGATCAGGAACTGCTATTACAGATTTATCAGTAGCAGGAGCAAACGGAACCTTACAAAATGGGACAGCTTATTCATCAGCAGATGGTGGAAAATTTGTATTGGATGGTACAAATGATTGGATAAATACTACAGGAACAACTGTTTACCCTTGGTTCGTAGGAGGTGGAGATTATTCTATTGAGGTGTGGGTGAAGTTTTCAAATGCCAACCATAGTGCAAGAATCATGGGTAATAGAAATTCTAGCACTGGGGTAATGATGTCTTCAATTGCAGGGACAATTGAGGTTAACGGAAACATTACAGCAAGTAAGAAATTATCATTTGCCATAACAAACGTTGGTGCATCAAGAGCTCAGTGGATGTACACCACAAATGATGTTATAGATGGAAATTGGAAGCATTTTGTGTTTACTAGAATATCAAGAGATTTAAAGGTTTATGTAAATGGCGTGAGTCAATCAATGACAGCTGTCAATACAGTGGGTTCTCCAAGTGATATTTACATAAACAGCGAACGAACTTGGAGAGTAGCAGATGCTGGAGAAGGAACTGGAGGTCAAGGTGCATTTGATATTTCTATAATACGATTGTATAAATGTGAACTGAATCAATCTCAAGTGACACGAAATTTTAACCTAGAAAAATCAAGATACGGACTATGATGTACTTAAGAATAAATCAAGATGGGTCCATTAGGTATCCATACAACTTGGAAGAACTTCGAAGTGAAAATCCTAATACATCTTTCTTTGATGTTATACCTATAGAGACGTTGTTGAATTACAATGTTCATGTCGTATATCCTGTAGGAAGAGGAAGTGACTACACCAAAAATTACACTGAGGGAACTCCTCAATTAATCAATGGTCAATATTTCCAGAATTGGATTGTCACTGATGCTACGCAAGAAGAAATTGAAGAAAGATTAGATGTTCAGTGGAATCAAATAAAATTAATTCGAAATCAATATCTTTCTCAATCAGATTGGACTCAGTTGCAAGATTCTCCATTAACAATAGAAGAAAAAAATAAATGGATGATTTACAGACAAAATTTAAGAAACGTAATTAACCAAAATAATCCATTTGATATTATTTGGCCGACAGTTCCAGCCAATAAATGAATCATGTAAATAATTAGATTTTGATTAAATTTGAATACATATAATTCTAAAAATCAACAACAGTGAAATGTCTACTTTAAGAAAATTAATATCTGATGTGCGATCTATGCACAAACTCTTATCCACAGATAGCTCAATTACTGATAGAGCAATAGGTTCTGAGGTTAGAAATAATTCATTACTGTTGATAAAAAGAGAAACAAATCTTAGAAAGCTTTGGGCTACTGATACACTTTTTACAACAATCCCATGTCTTGAATTGTGCGAAGTTCCAATTTCAGAATGTTGTGATTATGTAGATGAATGCACGGTAGCAAGATCTACACATAAACTTCCTAAAATATCTGAAGGAAACTACCAATACGTTATTCAAGGTGTGTATTCAATAAATGCACTATCTGGAAAAGGTAAGAAAGTAAAAGAAATAACTATCAATAGATACCTTAATTTATTGAAACTTCCTGTAATTAAAAAAGAAGAGTATTTCTGGATTTCAAATGATTATATTTACGTTAGTAATCCATCCCTACAAGCTATTAGATTGGTAGCACTCTTTGAAGGAGATATACCAAATAATGTTATGTATCCTGATTGTGGTTGCGGAACTCCTAACTACACTACGGATCAACTCTGTAAAAATCCTCTAGATAAAGAATTTTCATTACCTGGATATCTTGAAAAGCAAGTGTTAGACTTAGTCTCACAAAAGCTTTTACAAACATATTTCAACCTGAAAACTGATATGACAGATGATGGAATTGATGGTCAATCACCAAACTCTCCACAATTTAGATGAGAACAGCAGTAGATTGGAGAAGTGGTTCGAGAGATAATTATCTAGATTTTAAAACTAAGAATCCTGATATCAATCTACTATATGATGATTGGAAAAAAATTATATACGGATTCAATTACATGTTTGCTGAACACATTCTTGAAACTGGTGAGAAGATTAAACTTCCGTCTGGTTTAGGAGAGTTTGCAATTAATAAAAGAAAAAGAAAAAAAGTAAAGGTTGCTGATGGTAAAGAATATGTAAACTTAGCTATTGATTGGAAAAAAACTAGAGAGAAGGGAAAGTATATTTATAATTTCAATTATCATACAGAAGGGTATTTCTTTGGATGGATATGGTTTAAACATTTAGCAACTACAAGATTTAAGTATTCTGATTTATGGTATTTTAAACCATCAAGAAATAATTCAAGATTGTTGAATCATTATTTGAAAGTTGACGAGAAATACCAGCATACATACGCAACGTGGTTAATTAATTAGAAATGTCATACTATTATAAATATCAATTCGTAAGTCCAGATTCAATCTACGCTACAGTAAAGGAAGAGTTGAAAAGCTACTTTGATACTGGTGCAGTGGATGATTTATTATTTCCAACCTATTTAGATAAATGTCTAAGAAAGTTAGGAAGGGCCACTTACGTTATTTCTGAATCAGCATTAATCATTGAAGACTTCCAAGCAAGACTTCCAGATAATTTTCATGCTGTACGTGAAGCGTGGATGTGTACACAAATCAATGGTTTTCCATATCAATCAGCTAATTCTTTCTATTCACAAGCTGCTACACAGACAACTATTCAAGTGTCACCTTTAACAATCCAAGGGAACGCTTGTAACAATCCTTCTTGCAACGAACCTCTTTGTGATGGAACTTGTATGCCTGAATTAATTCAAGCTGTTTACAAGACGAATAATGAGGTTTCTATGACATACCAGAAAGAGTATCTTCTTAAACCTGGTAATATATCTGCTAGAAGTCATTGTGATGTCAGTTATACAAATGCTTGGAATGCTGATGAAAATCTTGCGCCAATAAATAATTCTACTCCAGGAGCATCTTCATATGATTCATTTGATATTAGAGATAATAAATTTGTAACCAATTTTAGAAATGGAATTGTCCATTTTATTTTTTATGCTCAAGATTATGATAATCTTGGAAATCAATTAATTCCTGACAACTATCGTGTAAGAGAATATTTAGAACATTTTATCAAGTATAAAGTATTTGAGATTTTAACAAATCAAACTAATGATGAAACGTTTAATCAATTGATGCAAAAGTTAAATTATTATAAAAGCTTATCGGATGAAGCATTTATAATGGCTGATATGGAGTTGAGAAAACAAGACCCATATACAAAACAGCAAAGGATTAAGCAAGGTTTGAACAGGTTTCAGATGTACGAGCTTCCAAACAGAACCAATCGTTACGGAAGAAGAAGAAATAATTAATATTTATGGCTGAGCAAGAAGAAAGTAATGTAAAGCAGGAGTTTAATAATGCTACAACTGGACTGAATTTAGATCAAACACTCAATCAAATTCAAAAAGGTAAGCTTACTTACGCACTCAATGCTGCTGTTGAAAACTTTGATTCAAATTCTGTTAATTATCAAAATGAGTTGGGGAATGAATTTTGTGTAAAATTCCCAGAAAGTTTTGTACTAATTGGAGATCATTTCATTGTTGAGCAGAATAAGCATATATTTTATATTACTAATCCATTAACTGGAGACAGTCAAATTGGATATATGGAAAACAACGATTGTCAATATCGTGTGTTAGTGAATTCTCCTTGCCTAAACTTTGACATAAACCATCCTATTCATAAGACTGTACACAGAATTACTAATTGTAGTACAGAAATTTATTGGACAGATGGTGTTAATCCAAGAAGATATTTAGACATTAATGATATTCCAAAGATATTAAGATCGGGAAGTCCATTGTGTAGTCCTATTTACACAGATGATGTAGATTGTAATCAATTAAAACTTCAGCCAAATTTCAATATTCCTATTTTGGAAGTTGTTGACGTTGTTAGTGGGGGTAATCTTATAGCAGGAACTTATCAATTTGTTATACAATATTCTGATCCATCTGGTAATCCATTCACATCATATTACTCAGTTACCAATCCTACACCGATTGCTGATGAGTTTGTTACAAGTCCTAATTTTAACTACCCAGTAGGTAAGTCAATAATTGTCAACATTGCTAATCTTGATGTAACAGGACAGTTTGATTATTATAATCTAGCTGTTATAAAGACAATTAATGCAATATCCTCTGTAGATTTAGTTGGTACATTTTTTATTGACAACACTTCAAATCAACTAACGTACACAGGTCAATCAATAATCCAACTTGCAATTGGTGATATTTTTGAAAAGTTTCCATATTATGAAATAGCTCAAGACATTACTGTTGTTCAAGACGTATTAGTTTGGGATCAACTTACATCTATTGATAGAATCAATTATCAAGATATTGCAAACAAAATAACTCTTCAGTGGGAATCTTATAGAATACCTGCAACAGAAAATTATGCTGATGAGATAAATGCAACTAACCTTCGAGGATATCTTCGTGATGAAGTTTATTCTTTTGAAATTGTATTTCTTTTAAAGAATGGAAAACAGACAGACGGTTTCCACATTCCAGGAAAGGTAATATCCACGTATGAGCAGCTTTTTCCAAGAATACCTGCTAGTAATCCAGACTTTGTAGGTGAACCAAATCCTGATACAAATGATGCTCCGTATTGGAAAATATACAACACAGCAACTGTATCTGGATTCTCACCACAATATTCACCAAACAAATCTTACAAAGGTCCATATCAATATGGTGAATTTTCTTATTGGGAATCTGTAGAAGAATACCCATGTAATGCTGACGTGTGGGGAGAATTAGCTGGACAAAAAATTAGACATCATAAATTCCCAGATGTAAACATTTCTCCAATATACGAGAGTAAGGTATTTAGTACATCAAGTGGAATGACAATGGGTAATGATGCAGTTTTCCCTATTGGTGTAAAAATTGATCCATCACAAATAACTTCTGCACTGAACTCTTCAAGTTTTACAAGAGAAGAGCGAGAGGATATTGTAGGGTATAAAATTGTACGTGGTGATAGAGGTGTTAATAAATCAATTGTTGCAAAAGGGATATTAAGAAATGTTGGAGAGTATGTAAGAGATGAACAATCGTATTACTTTCCTAATTACCCATATAATGATCTAAATGAAGATCCTTTCTTAACCACAACAAATAACGCATATCAATCAGAATGTGAACCATTTGATATTTATATCACGGTATTGGGTTCAAATCCTGTTGATGGTTTACCTTTAACAAGATTGCAATATTATGATTGTAACAATAACAAAATTGTTTACAAGGATTATACAGAATTAACAACTGATCAAATTTGCTCCACTCAAAAACCTATTATAATTATTGGTGGAGGTGATGTTGGATATGCTAATTACGATGTTTACATAATTGATGATGGAGCATTTAATAATTGGGAAGCTCAATGGGATGATAGATTTTTAGGAATTACAACTCAAACTGTATATAGTCGTGAGATAAGAATAGAAGTAATTGCTGGTACTGTTCCTGTATGTATAGATAATTGTAACAGTCTTGATGATAGAGATATTGTTCTAAGTGATCAAGTTAGAGCAGGTACATCTTGTGGCGGTGTAACTCTTCTCAATGCTTTTACTGACGATAGTAAATACAGACAAGTATTTAATTCTCCAGAAACATCATTTGGACAACCTTTCTTAGGAAATATATTAAAGCTTGAGAGTGTAATGTTTGGTACAGGTAAAGCCCACTTTACAGAAGTAAAGGATAATGCTAAGTACAAACTTCTCACTGAAGCTGCTCAGAAATCTGCATTAGACAGTTCTGCAAGACTTGGAGCTATTACTAGCGAATTCAATGCAACAGCAATGTTTACCGCTTATCAGGCATATTTAACCATTTATGTAAATGGAATCACTAGAAAGAATTATGCTTATTCATTTAATTCTATAGCTGATTACAATTATGGAGTGGGTATTCCAGATCAACAAGGTGTTAAACAAAGAAAGATTGACAATATAAGATATCTAATTCCAGGAGTTCAATCAGTTAATGATGAATTCCCAATAAACAATTGGAATAGAGAGAGCTCAGTTTACATTAAAACTGAAGCTGATACACCCGCATTACCTTATCCCGATAGAAGCCCTAATATGGTTTCTGGGATAAATAGTATTGTTTCAGAAAGATCTCGCTTTACGATCTCTGAAATTGGCAATTGTGGATCTCCAGGAAAAGAACAACCTCTACAAGTTGTTTCATATTATGGATCAATTAAAAATGATGTAATTAATCAATGGGGTCAAATTTATTCATACGAAACACTTGATACAGGATATCAATACATATTCAATTCACCAAATCCTTCAACAACAGTTTTTGGAGGCGATACCTTTATTAGCAGATTTGCATTTAAGACAAAGCTTCCTTTCTTTATTGATAATAGAGTTAATGCTCCTGATGATAGTGACATCTTCTATGATGAGATAGGTAATGTTTCATATCCTAGATATTGGCATTCTTCAAGATCTATTCTTGAAAATTACAGTATTCCTGAGCAAGGTGTAATGGCAAATATTATTTCTTACAAGGCTCACAATTTTGATTGTTCTAATGAAGTAAGTACAGAAGTAATTATTGATGAATCTACATCAACTACAACCACAACATCAACCACTGGTAATGGTGAGGTAACTGTCAGCACCACTGCAACTTATTACGATGGTTATTTTTACTTATTTGCTTATGGTGTTCCTAATTTTTATTGTGAGAGTTCTTACAATACAGATCTTAGACAAGCATTCAATAATAGAGAGGGTGATTTCTGGCCACACGTTAGTACAAGTATTCCTGATGATTGGCTTCAGGAAAATTTTGTAAGTATTCAAAACGATAACACTTACTATTACAATACATCATTCTCAAAACAGAATAGAGAAAATACATTTACACATCTCCCTCCTGATTGGGAAGATAAATTATGCTTTACTAATTATCCTTTTAGAACAATCTATTCTGATCTTCAGAATACAGATGCTGACAATAGAGTGAATAATTGGTTAATCTATAGAGCTGTTTCATACTTTGATTTTCCTCAAAACTATGGAGGATTAATATCTCTTGATGGAATTCAAAATCGTGCTATTCTTGCAAGATTTGAGAATAAGACATTGATGTATAACAATCTATTAACGATTGATACAAGCAATCCTCAAGCAGCTTATATTGGTAACCCAAGCTTGTTCAGAGGTGCTCCTCCTATTGACTTTGCAGAGACTGATCTAGGATATATAGGCAGTCAACATAATATGTTGCTCAAAATTCCTCAAGGTCAAGTCACTATTGATTCTAAACGTGGTCAAGTATTTCTAATACAAGGTACACAAGCAATTGATTTATCTGGATTTGGATCAGGAATGAATAGATTCTTTACAGAGCATTTACCATTTGAAATTAGTAAGAAGTTTCCTCAAATTGATATTGACAACCATTTCAAAGGAATTGGGCTACATGGTGTATACGATGCAGTGTACGATCGTGTAATTATTACAAAACTTGATTATGCACCCAAGTCCAATAATATTTTATATGATGATGTTGAAAATAAATTTTATGTAAATGATCCATTTAAAAATTACATAGAACTATCTAATTTAGAATATTTCTGCAATGTATCTTGGACACTTTCGTATAACGTAAATACTAAGAGCTGGATAAGTTTCCATAGCTACATGCCTAATTGGTACATAGCAGAGAATAATTATTTCTACTCAGGCATCAATGATTGCTGTGAGAAGTTTGACTTCTTGGTGGGTACACTTATTCCTACACCAAGTACAACAACAACATCAACAACTCCACGGCCAACTACAACCACTACAAGTACAACAGTAGTACCACTTGATTGTACGTACGATGCAGTTGTTGTAGAAATAGATTGTGCACTAGAAGGAACTGGTGAAATTATATCAGCCGACTGTGATTTAGATGGGACTGGAATTATTTTATTTGACCCATGTAAATTGATTGGTGAAGGTGACGTGCTAAATGCAGATTGCATATTGATAGGTGAAGGTGAAACTTTTATGTTATCTTGCGATGACTTATTTAGTGAAGCTTTAGGCAATGAATATCCAAGAACAAGTTTAGTAAATTTAGGAGAATCTACAGGAAATGTAACTTTGTACACAACTGTTTCAGCAAGACCTGTAAGACATGTAATTACTTTTGATGGCGATAAAATAATTGATACAGGATTCATTTCAAATTCATCAACATATTCTATAGGTGAGCTTAATAGATACATATTTATTTCTTATTTATCTGGTAAAACTGATGCTATTACAGGTAACGTTTATCCTGATTTTACAAACTATCCTTTTGATGGATATCCAGATATAACTGTTAAATTTTCAGGAAACATTGCTTCATTTATAAAAACTTCAGCAACTCCTTCGGTTGCGGTTGTACAAGATTATCCAGGAACATCTACAATTACAGCACTTTCAAGAAATTTATATTGTCCAGGAACTTCACAAACTACAACTAGTACAACTACAATAAATTTTAATTATTCAGATTGTGAAGTTATATTTAACTTATCTGACGGAAGTTTGTATTCTTATAATCCTGATACATCATTTACAACTTATTTAGGTAAAACCGTAAGAGGTGTTGATGTAGCAATGACCAATGATAAATTATGGATAATTACAGCATCAAGAATTGTATACGAATATGACATTACATTATCACCTTGGTCAATTACTCCAAATAGAACAATTACTGGATTTAGTACATCTGCTGGTCTTGAAGTAATAAATAATTCAACTCTTGTTTATGGAGGTTATTCAATAATGCAAGGTGATATTTCAGGTTCTTCAACAATAGGAACTTTGTTATTTAATCTTCCAGATGCTTCACAAGTTGCTGGAGATATATTATACATAGAGAATTCAAATGAATATATAATTACTCACTTTTTGAACAGTAACTATTACATAAGTAAATTCACTTCTTCTGGAAGTTTAATTGTTCAAAACTCATATACTGCTCCGACAGAAGGTCCAGCAAACACTTATGGAATATTTATACACTTAGATAATTTATATATTGCTACAGGCAGTAATAGAATATATTCAGTTGACTGGGAAACATTGAGTCTTACATTATATAGTACTTTATCTTTTTCTAGTAATATATTTGGAGCATCTCAACCTTTATCTTGTAGAATTTCACCTCCAGAAATTACTAATCGTACAGAAATTAATATTTGGTTTGATAACTCGGGATCGATGAATAGTACATTAATTCCGTTGCAGCAAATGAGGGATGATTTATTAAGAGATTGTGTAGGACCTTTATATGGATATGATCCAGCAGTTTCAGGAAGTGATGCGTTGTATAATACTAGAGTAAAAGTATTTAATTTTGATCCTGGTAATAGCCCAAACTCTTTAACATTTGAAAGATTTATTCGTCTATTAGGCACTGACAAAAACTTTTCAAGAACTACAGACACTTCAGTTAATCAAGTGCTTAATCTTACTTTTGCAGATGAATCTGATAATTATGGTTATGGAGGAAGTTCAAGTTTTAACAATGCAACAAAAACTGCAATATATGATGAAGATGTTTCTTACACAAGATCACAAATACTTACAAGTCCTTACATAAATGGTATTGCTTTTCAAGTAAATACAGGACCGAATGCATTTCCTGGATTCAGAGGATTAACAGAATCAACTTTTGTTGACACTGGTGTTTACTTACCTCCTTACAATCTTAGCGATTTAAGTAACTTTAACTATGAGTTAGATGTAATTGCTGGAACAACTTCAGCATATTATTTAAGTAAAGTTGTATCAGGATTAAATACTTTAGGATTTACAATTTCATGTACCCCATCTACAACAACCACTACAACTACAGATGTAAATTTTGCAATTGATATTTATGAATGTGGTGAATGTGGATCAATCTTTGGAATAGGATTAATTGCTTACGATGCAGGATATTCAATTGGGCAATATTTTGGACTTGATGATGGTAGAGTTGGTGAAATCATAGCAATTACTTCTTCTACACCAATAACTCACATTGCAACTAGTGGACCTTATCCAGATTGTGCAACTGCTCAAGCAGCTAATTGTCCTTAAACTTAAACTATTAATTATATGGAAATCTTATTAACATTAACAACTGCTGGAGCTGATACAGGACCGTTTGATTTATATTCAGATGTGGATGGTTATTTTCCAGCTTTTGATACAGGAGTTGCAAAACTTGATCTTGAAGCAGGTTATACAACAACAGCTCCTTCTGGAACTACTATAGTTCGAGTACAATCGACAGGAATTTGTACAAATTATATTGATATAATACTTGTTGTTCCAAGCACGACAACTTCAACAAGTACATGCCCTACTTATTATGAACTTGTTGGATGTTTGCCAGAAAATTATGCATTTACAACAATTTCTCCAACTCTTGGCATAGGTCAACAATATGTTCTTCCTGGAGGCACAGTAATATATTACACATATACAGGAGCTAGTATAACAACTTGTACTGTTCCAGGACCATATAACGGATCAATTCAAATTACAAATAATATAGGTTGTCCATAATATGTCAAAAACAATCACAATAAAGCTGATACGAATAGGTCCTAAAATGGGGCCTTTCACCATCAATGATGAGTGGGGGACTACTATTGCTACAGGTGTAACAGTTTCACAAGTTACACAAGGTATCAGTTATATTGTTGATGATAATGTAAACCTTATTAGAATAACTTCTGAAGGAAAATGTTCATATCAAAAAACATTTCCCGTAGGAGTTATTACAGAACAAGAATATCAAAATGCAACAGTAGAAACACTTTATACAGGTTGTGTATGGAGGCATATTGACAATCATACGATATATAACACCTTCTATGGAAACATAGAACCGTACATCATTGAATATCCATTCTCTTACAACTATCAAGATGAGATATTGCAAAATGTAAAAGATTACAGCAAGGTGTACAAATATTTCAATGATCCTTACAATGTTTCAAACAACGTATCCAAGATTGAATTAGATAATGTTTGGTTCAATAAAGCTGTTCTTTACAATGGACAACAGTCAAGTGGTGTTCTAGTATTAGTTCCTAAACCAGTGAACAGTTTAAAGTCATACCTGCAATATCCAATATTGAATATTGATAGTAAGACAATCACTTATACAAAGAGTGATAACTTTTATCAATACAATACATTCTGGTCAATTGTAAAAAATAAACAAATTCCTTTGTTTGTGAGAACTTGTGAATCATTATCTCTTGATAAAGAGGTGAATCAAATAAACATGGACTATGGAACCAGATCATTTAAAAAAGAACCACTTAGAGCTAAGGAGTTAAAAGTAAGACACGTATTAGATAATCTCTCTGACGTGAATATAATTTCTCAATTCATCATCGCACCTGCACAAATATCTTATAAGTAATGGCAAGTAAAGTAAAATGTACGTGTGGACATTCTTGGAATAAATCAGATTCCAGTAAGAAAGATGTAAATGTGTGCCACGTTTGTGGAAAAGATAATACTATGAAGAATGGTGGATGGTTAGATAATTATGGTAAAGCAGATAATGCCAATGAATCTAATGTTTCAATGTCAGATGATTTTGTAGGATTAGCTTATGATACATCTGGAAGAAACTATTCTCCATCATGGGGAGGACAGTTTCAAACAGGAGGTTCTATTCCTGGCTCTGTAGGATTCACATATGCACGTACAGGAGATATTCCCAGCAATGGTAAGTATGCAAAGAAGACAATGGCTTCTGCACAGAATGGTATTATGTCTCCAATGTTATTAGCAAGAAATGTTTTAAACTATTTCTATCCTAATGAAGAAGCTGCACCAGCTGTAGAAGCTGTAGAAGCAGCACCAGTAAACTATAAGAAAGGATTAACAAACGAACTTCTACAAAGACAAGCATATAAAGAATCAACATTCAATCCAACCGCTGTTTCTAAAGCAGGATATAAAGGTCTTACACAAATTGGAGAAAGTGTTTTAAAAGATTATTCTAATAAGAAAGGTGGAAAGAAACTTGATCCATTTAATCCAGAAGATGCTGTAGAGCTTCAGAAGTTTGCAATGGATGATTTATATAATGCTAGCTTCATCAACAAGCCCAATCAACCTGATAGTGTAAGAATTGCAAAAACCCTAGCTGCTTATAACTGGGGAAGAGGAAATCTATCTAATTATCTCAATGAACAAAAGAGTAAAGGCATAGACATATATGATTCTTACGATTGGTTAAACAATCTCCCAAAAGAAACTAGTGATTATGTAAATAAGATCTTTCTACAAGAAGATCCATCATTTAATAAGAACTATAAGAAAGCTTCTACAAATCCAAAATACGAAGAGGTAACATCTCTTTATGATCAGAAGAAGTTTGGTGGTGATATTCCATCTGCACAGAATGGTCAAGAAATGAGATTCTATCAGAATGGATTGGATTGGAAACCAAAGAGTATGCAACCTGGTGGTAATATAGAAAGAATATCTATAAATGATCCTCGATATGCAGAGATGTATAAGAACAGACAAGTAGGTGCATATTATGATGGTGCGTACAGTCTTCCTGATCTTGATGAAGTTACTGTCACAGCTCCTAGAAGTTATACAATGGATTCATTGCGTGACTTTACAACAGCTGCATTATATGGCGCACCAGCAAATGCAATGAAGTTATCAATGATTCCCCAAGCAGCAATGACTGAAGGGATTGAAGCTCTTCGAGGTAGACCTTATGATTTCTCAAATGTCAATCCAAACTTTGGAGGATTCACATCAAATCAAAGAGATCTTTCTCAAACTATGGGATATGAAAATCCTGAAGGATTCTTGCAGAATGCTGTAAACTTTGGACTATCAGCAGTTGACCCAATTAATTTAATTGGAGCAGGTATGTTTAGAAAACCTTTACAGAAAAAATTAGCTAAGTCATTTTCTAAAAATTTTAAATCAGAAATAGATTGGGGTAAATGGAACCCTGATACTCCTAAATATCCTGAACTTATTAAAGAATACAATAAAATAGAAGAAACTACTAAAAAGGCTGGTGTATGGATGAAGAATCCTGATGGTTCTGTATTTAAAGGAACACCTGAACAATTTGTACAACAGAATAGTAAAAACTTTAAAAAGGCATTTGGTGATTCTAAATTATTAAATCCTGATGGTAGCCCAACCATTCAATATCATGGATCTGCTAAAAAGTTTGATACTTTTGATGAATCTAAATTTCAATTAGGAGATTCTGGATATTCTGGAAAAGGAATTTATACCACTCCAGATAAAGGTAAAGCAAGTAGTTATTCTTTGTCTTCAAAAAGTATTCATAAAGACGGTGATTATGAACCTACTATTTATGAATTATATGGACAAGGTAATAATCCCATAAGTGCTGAAGATTTAATAAAACAAAATAAAGATTATGATTTATTTAATTTTCATAGAGCAAGAGATTGGAGAGGAGATGTTCCTCTAGAAGAACAGATGTTGGATTATGATGTAGCCATTAGAAATCAAACCAGAGGAATTGAAAGAGTTTCACCTTGGAATCAAGCAACTGAATTAGTATTTCCTACAAATAAACAACTTAAATCCGCAGTGAGTAATGTAGGATTCTTTGACATGACTAATCCTAATATATACAAAGGAGTGGTCCCAGCTGGAATTGCAACAGCATTAACTTTTGATCAACAAAAGAATGGTGGAATAACTAAAGACAATCAAGGCTATTGGAATCCAGACAACTGGGGAAAACCTGTTGAAATAGATTCTAATGACATAACAATGGAAGGTGTATACGAACCCCTCCTTGGTGTGTCTGACACTGGTGACACTAAGCTTATGAAGCCAGGAAAGAATTATAAATTCAAGGGAAAGAAAGTGACAGAGTATCCAGTTGCTAAATTGGGTATCAATCAATTAGATGCTCAACCCATGAAAAAACTAAATCAATTACTTAACTTTACAAATAACCCAGACAAGGATAACTGGCTGGATAAATATAAATGATATGCTTACTAAACAAGATATTTTAAATTTAACAGGTCACACTGACATTAAGAAGTTCTACAGTGAATTTCCTAATGAAGATTCTTTCAAAGAAAAATATGGAAAGAAGATTGAGAAACTTCTTCGTAAGAAAGGTGTTGAAAAAGCTCAAGTAGGTTGGCAAGATAGTTATGCACCAGATCCAATAGAAGTTCAAAGTTTTGATTATGCAGGAAATCAAAAACAAATTGATAAAGCTGCAAATAAAAATAGAAGACAAGCTTTACGTCAAGGTGTAGGTCTTAATAGCAATGAAGGTGTTGCCGATGAGTCTATTCAAAAAGGTGGTTTATCTGATGGAATAAATAAAATAAATTCTGAAAATGTTAATAATGCATTTACTGCTACTAGTACTATTGGTTCAAATGTTCAGAAAGTTTCAGGTGCTATAGCTGCTAAAAAGGCTGAAAAAGAAAAATACAAACTACTAAGTGAATTATCTCCATTAATTGCACAAGCTAGTTCAACTCTTCCTGAGCAAGTTAAAAAGAATTATAATCGTCCAGATGATCCGATGAATATGATTCAACCTGGTCAACTTTACAATCCATATGGTGAAGGAACAAATATTCTTGCTGCTAAGAATGGCGCAGAGATAGCAAATACATTTGCTCCTAATACTATTTATAAGGATTTGGAAAAAGCACAAACTGGTGCAGAGATGGCTTTAATTACTGAAGGTGTGAATACTCTAGGAGATCAAGCCTCATTATTTTTTGATATTGGTAGAAAAAAATATCAAAAGAAAAATGATCAATTAATAAGTCAAATGGGAATACAGCCTGGTATTCAGAATATTCAAAATTCTTATGTATCGCATATGGAAGATGGTGGAATGATTAATCCTCAAATGATTAAATCATTCAACAGAATACCATTAACAAAACTTCTTGCAGAAGATCCATTAATGCAATATCCTAATATGGAAACATTTAGAACTGGTGGAAACATTGGTCAGAATAATATGGCTATGGGTGGAGATCTAAGAACTCATTGGGGAGGTGGTTTAGAAACTGTTTCATATAATCCTATTGGAGGACCTACTGTAAAAGCAGTAGGTAATTCTCACGATGAAGCTGATGAATATGGAAGAACTGGTATAGGTCTTTCTGTGGGTGATACAGGAAATAGTTATTTACAAGATTATGCTGAATTTGGAAGTAAACTCGCAACAGATAAAGCTGCTGTTGAAGTTGAAGAAGAGGCTATAATCAAAAAACCAAATCCAGATGGTTCTGAAAGTGCTGTTGTATTTGGGAAAAGAAAGTTTCCAAAGTTTTTTGCAAAAGCAATAAATAAGCCAGAGTGGGGTAATAAAACATTTAACAAAATTGTTCTAAACAATATAGTTTCAGAAGAAAATAAACTTGCAAAAAAACAATCAAAAGCACTTCAACTTCTTGAATCTGACGATTTATTAAAAAAGAAAACAGGAGAAGTTACAATGATTGGAGTTAAAGATGGTTATGAAAAAACATTAAATGATAAAAACTTTCTTGCTGATTTTCAAGATGCAATAAATAAAGCTGATGAAGCTGGGTTTGACATTAAAGAATTTGAAAAAACTGGAGAGTTAAAACAAGCTAAGATGGGTGCTAAAATCACCAAGGCTCAAACAGGAGAAACAATCTCTCCTGAGGATTATAAAGCTGCAATGGACTTGTACAATCAAGGTGATATTAAAGGTTTCCAGCAATTAAGTATGAGACTTTTACCAAAATTTGTAGAATCATTAGGAGTACCTACAATTTCCAAAAGATTTGATGATAACATTAAAGGTTCCAGAACAGAGAAGTTGAAAGACTATATGACTCAATTGAGTCAACAGTCTTCACCAGATATGATTGGTAGAACTAATCCAAACATGTTTTCAAATTACTCTAGTCCTAGATTTTCAGAAAATTTTAAATCAAATTTACCAGAAGAACAATATAGCTTTACACCTTATTTAAATAATGAAGGTGAATTGAAAAATAATTTTGACTTGCTTAGAAATATTTATAATGAGGTTCGTCCATATCTATTACCTAGTAATGCTGAAGATATGAATTTAAATCAAATTGCTCCAGAATTATATGCACTCAGTACAAATCAATTAGAACCTGTACAAGCACAAACTTACCAACCACAACTTTCAACACCTTATGATATTTCTCTTCAAGATCAATTAAATGAAATAACAGCAGACCAAAGAGCTGCTCAAAGAATGATGGGATATAATCCAACAGCACAAGCAAATCTTGCAGCACAAACATATGGTGCTAAATCTAGTGTGCTTGCAAATCAATTTAGAGCTAATCAAGATATCAAAAAAGTTTATGATGAGAACAGAGCTGCGTTAAATGATGCACAGTTAAAGAATTTAGGAATCTACGATACTCAATATCAAAGACAGGAGGCAGCTAAATCAGCTACAAAGGCTACAAACTTAGCTAGTTTTAAATCAATTGCTGATAAGCAAATTCAAAGTAATCGTGATGAAATGTTAACTAAGATTTACGAAAACTTATATGATTTTAGATATGATTCTAAAGGAAGAGCAATTAACATGAACCCTCTTCAGAAATTTGATACAGAAATGTCAAGCATGAGTTCTCAAGACATTGAACAATTAGCAAAACAAAGAGCTGCTGAAGAAAAAGCTAAATCAAAGACTTCAAATACTGCTAGGAATGGATCTCTTGTAAGATCGTATAAATAACTCTAACTGAAAAAGTTAGAAAACAATCAATAATTACTCCCTCTTGTAGGGAGTAATCTTTTATATTAACTTTGATAAAACAATACTAATATGGCTTCATTCACAGATGCAATACCTCAATTCAATCCCTATATCCAACAACTTCCTGTTGAGGCTATGGTGGCTGTTGGAATGGAGAAACAAAAAAGATATGATGAAGGTATTCAAAAGATACAAGGTCAAATAGATCAAGTTGCAGGACTTGATATTGTTCGTGATGTAGATAGACAATATCTACAATCAAAGCTTAATGATTTAGGATCAAAATTAAAAACTGTTGCTGCTAGTGATTTTTCAAACTTCCAACTTGTAAACTCTGTAGGAGGTATGGCAAGTAAAATTGCTAAAGATAATACTGTTATGAACTCTGTACAATCTACAGCTAAGTTTAGAAAAGAACAATCATTGATGGAAGAGTCTAGACAAAAAGGTGAGTCTGCTATCCAGAATGAATATGATTTTTCAACTCAAACAGATAAATGGTTAAATGATACAAATGTTGGACAATCTTATAATGGTAGATATAGAAAATATCTTGATGTTGA